CCAGCGTTTCAATCGGCAGCGGGGATACAGTTGCAATTTCCAGCTATACGCACACGCAGCCAGCATAAGGTAAAAACATGGTAACGCTCGTCAACCGCGCAAAGATGACCACGGCCACCACAGGCACAGGTACAATCACGCTTGGCACTGCTGAGAGTGGCTACCAGACCTTTACGGCTGCTGGTGTAGTAAACTCTGATGTGGTTCGCTACGTCATTGAAGACGGCACGGCGTGGGAAATCGGCACAGGCACTTATTCCGCTGGAACCTTGACGCGGGCGCTGGGGGAGAGTTCTACCGGGTCTTTGCTGAACCTGACAGGCAGTGCTGTGGTTTATGTATCGGCTACGGCTGCTGACCTCTCTGCAAACATTGACGGTGGATCGGCGGCAACAATCTACATCGCGGCACAATCTATTGACGGGGGAACAGCATAATGGCTGACCAAATCCAACTTCGCCGTGACACGGCTGCTAACTGGACGAGCGCAAACCCTATTCTTGCCTCTGGCGAGTTTGGCCTAGAGACTGATACTGACCAGTTTAAGGTTGGGGATGGCACGACTGCGTGGACGTCTTTGGGGTACGGTGGTATCCAAGGACCGCAGGGTATTCAGGGTATCCAAGGTATTCAGGGCGAGACTGGACCTACAGGGCCGCAAGGTGAACAGGGTATCCAAGGTATTCAGGGTATCCAAGGCGAGACAGGCCCACAAGGGCCACAAGGCGAACCCGGTGAAGTCACAGCCGATGGTGTATTTACCCTGACCAACAAGACTTTGACCGACCCTGCGATCATCGGCACGATCCTTGAGGACGTGTTCACGATTACTGATGGTGCATCCTTTGAAATTGACCCCAGCAATGGCTCTATACAGCTTATTACGCTGGGAGCTTCTCGGACGCCTTTGGCTACCAACTTCGCCGCAGGTGAGGCTATAACGCTGATGGTGGACGATGGCACTGACTTCACGATTGACTGGTCAACGATTGGTGTTGTGTGGAAAACGGGTGGTGGGACTGCACCTACGCTGAACACAACTGGCTACACAGTCATTGCCCTGTGGAAGGTAGGAACAACAGTCTACGGCGCGAGAGTGGGGGATGCGTAATGTTGGCTCAAAAAGTTATTGGGGCTACCGCTTCAGCTAAAGAGCAGTTCATTGCTGTAGCGCATGACGTCTCCCCTGTCGTCTCAGCCTACCCATGGTCAGCTTCAGGCTTTGGGACTAAGTTCGCCAACCCAGCTACTCTGCCCGCAGGCACGTTTGGTAATGCCGTATCTTTCTCCCCTTCGGGAGACGCTATCGCAGTGGGCTACGACGTCTCCCCTTTCGTTTCAGCCTACCCATGGTCAGCTTCAGGCTTTGGCACTAAGTTTGCCAACCCAACTACGCTTCCAACAGGCACATGCTTTGCCGTATCTTTCTCCCCTTCGGGAGACGCTATCGCAGTGGGCCATGACGTCTCCCCTTTCGTCGCAGCCTATCCTTGGTCGGCTTCAGGTTTTGGAACTAAGTTCGCCAACCCAACTACGCTTCCAGCAAGCACAGGCTTTGGTGTATCTTTCTCCCCTTCGGGAGACGCTATCGCAGTGGGCTACGACGTCTCCCCTTTCGTTTCAGCCTACCCATGGTCAGCTTCAGGCTTTGGCACTAAGTTTGCCAACCCAACTTCCCTGCCTCCGGGACAGGCCAATGGCATATCCTTCAGCCCTTCGGGAGACGCTGTCGCAGTCGCCAGCAGCGCTCTCCCTTCTGTATTGGCCTACCCATGGTCAGCTTCAGGCTTTGGGACTAAGTTCGCTGACCCAGCTACGCCTTCACCAAGCTTTGGCCTTAACGTAGCCTTCAGCCCTTCCGAAGACGCTATTGCAGTAACTACCCTGTTGTCCCCATTCATCACAGCCTACCTTTGGTCAGCTTCAGGCTTCGGCAGCAAGTTCGCTGACCCAACTACACTGCCAGCAGGCAGCGGACGTGGCGTATCTTTCTCCCCTTTGGGTGACGCTATCGCAGTGGCTCACAACACTTCCCCCTTCATCACAGCCTACCCTTGGTCAGCTTCAGGCTTTGGGGCCAAGTTTGCCAACCCAGTCACGCTGCCAACAGGCACATGCCGTGGCGTAGCCTTCACGGAGATATGAAAATGAACGATTACCACCGCGAAATCCTGACATCCGCACTCGAAGCTCGTACCAAAGAGGTCACGGAGTATCAGGTCAACATTACCAACTTTAGCCTTGCTATTGAGCGCATTGGTGATGACCCTGAGTTGCAAGACTTCAAGGAAAACCTTGAGGGGCTGCTTGCCTCGTCGATCCTTGAGCAGCGCAAATCTAAAATCATGCTGGACGTGATCCAGTCACAGTTGGAGTAACCCATGCAAATTCTTGCCCCCAACGGAACTGCCGAGACATACCCCTACTCAATCGGCCAGCTTCGGAAAGACAACCCGCAAGTCTCGTTCCCCAAAAACCCGACTGACACACTGCTGGCGTCATACAATGTGTTCCCTGTCACAGCGACAGAACGGCCTGTGTATGACACTATCACACAGAACCTGACCGAAGGCACACCATCTCGCACGGAAGGCGTCTGGACGCAGGTATGGGTCGTCTCCGAGGCAACGCCAGATGAAGTCACCCAGCGCACAAGCGATCTAGCGTCATCTGCTAGGTCACAGCGTGACAATCTACTGTCACAAACCGACTGGATGGCCATGAGTGACAACACCGTGACGCCTGAGTGGGCATCGTATCGTCAAGCGTTGCGTGATGTAACGGCACAGCCGGGTTTTCCGTTTGCTGTCGAGTGGCCGTCTAAACCGGAGTAAGCAATGCTAGGATTTTCCCCTCTCGCCTCCGCTCCGTTAGGTGATGATGGGGTTGTATCCGGCGCAGTTGTTGTAACTGGCACCGGTGCAGGAACGGTTGCGGCGCAAACGGCAACCGGTGTAGGGGTCAGGACATCATCAGGATTAGGCACCGGAACATCGTCACCGCAGACTGCAACAGGATCTGCACTGCGGATTGTTGGCGGGTCAGGTTCAGGTTTCGCGTCTGCCCAAAGCGCTACAGGCGTCGGCGTTCGCATCATTGCTGGCGAAGGTTCTGGGATATCAGTGTCCCAAACTTCCAATGGCGTAGGCGTTAGAATTGCTGTCGGTTCCGGTAGTGGTTCATCGTCTGCGCAAATTGGAAGCGGATCGGCATCTTTTGTTTCAACTGGATCAGGCACCGGAACGGCATCTGCCCAAACCGCAACTGGCATCGGGCTTCGGATCATCACCGGATCGGGCACCGGATATGCACATGCGCAATCATCCATCGGCGTTGGTGAGCGAATTATTGCGGGCGATGGAACAGGATCGGCATCAATACAAACCGCAACCGGTATCGCACTGCGCATCATCAATGGATCGGGCAATGGATCGGCACATGCGCAAACGGCAAGTGGAACAACAGAGCCTGCAAGCGCAAGGCGTTTTGCTTTAATGTCAAAAAGTGCTAATATCGCAACAAGCAGGATAAATGCCAACATTGCCGCGGCTATAACAGGCGCACAAAATAGGGCGACAAAATTATGACTTTCTTTATCAAACGAAACGACACGTCGCCCGCCGTTGAATATGCGTTGTCCACTGATGACGGTCCTGTAAATCTAACTGGCGCAACTGTCAGGTTTTATATGGGTTCAGTTGTTGATGCGAGCGCAGACGTCTTAAATGCGACTGGTGGCATTGTTTCATATCCGTGGGCGACAGGCGATACTGCAAGCTATGGGTTTTTTAACGCAGAATTTGAAGTGACGTATAGCGACGGAACAAAAGAGACATTCCCGAACAATGGATATATTTCAGTTCACATTTCACCAGATCTAGGTGAACCATAATGGCATGCTGCAAATATAGCGCTGGGAAGATGAAAGAGCCTATCACGTTTCAACGCATGGGATCGGCAAGCAACGTCGATGGGAACGTAGTGGCTGGATCATGGGCCACGATTACGGGCGCGCCGACTAAGGCCATGGTAAGGCCGCTGTCAGGCTATGAGGCATCACA